TCAAAACCGAACTCTCCAAGAAGTTCCTGACCAAGTATGAATTCATGTCCAAGGGGGGCGAACAGCACGCCTCAGACGACAATAGCTATGTCGACGATGACGGCTATAGAGTCGGTGAATCATCAAGGCCCAGAGCTCTATTCGCTGGTGTTATGTATACATTTGGCCTGCTGACCATGTTCCAAGGCACCATGATACAGTATTTGAGACACATATTCATCTGGTACATACACGGCCTCACTTCGATGCAATTGTCCGAGCGCATTTCCAAATTCATCAAACCAGATTATGACGCCGTCATGTATGACGGGTCATCCTATGACGCCCTCCAACATCATTCAATAATGAAGATAGTCGATTCAGTGCTCTGGAAGACCATAGGGAAAACGATGTAGGCCGAACAAAAGAAAACTTAGCCCGACTAGACGGAGCCAAAAGCAAACAAATAGATGAGCGTGGCGACATCACTTTATTGCACCGCCACATCATACACAAAAACGAGAAAAGGTAGAAAAGCTTATGCCAAGTACAAGCTCAAAGGCACGGTGTTTTCGGGTGCATCGAACAAAACCACGCTACAAAACACGCTAAGAACGGGAGTGTATGCGATGGTTTATATAAGGCAGGCAGCCGACTAGGCCATAAAAGACAACGTCATAACCCCTCAAGAGCACAAACTGTATCACACAGCTCTGACTAGCTTCAACGCTCATGACCTGAACTACTTGTTCATAGCCAGCGGGGATGATTGCGTCATATGGGTTCAGAAAAAATAGACTCCCTACTTGGTACAAGCCATCAGAAACTTGACCAGCACAAAATCCGACAAGCCACAGGAAAAAGGGGTGGGTCAAGTAATCAAGGAAATCAGAGTCTCAGAGCCTCATCGCATAGACTTCTGCAGCAAATGGAGTTATCCCACACCCAACGGAATAAAGTTCTTTCGCAACATCAACAATTGCGTAAAAAACTCCCTCAGGTATAACGGTGAGGCTGAGTACTTGACAAACAACCCAAAAGAACATAGCTGGCTGGTTGGTGACGCGCTATACAGGGAGTCTGGCTCAGCCATAGCAAAAGAAATTGGGCTGGCTAGAATGAGAATGGGTAACAAACCACCCCCAAAAACCCATGAGAAATGGAAGGCAGTCAAAGGCAGATCCCAGCTTAAGGTGGATTCGGACTGCGATTTAAGAGAAGAATTGGAAACTTATCACCAATTCACAGGCAAATGCAAAACCCAGTAGTTGATATTCCAAGCCAAAATGAGAGCAATCAATAACATTGGGCAAAGGGTCGTGTTCTGACACGACCATCGACCGCATACGGTCAGTAGTATGCAACTTTCTCAACAATTCTCAACAAACCCATGCACCACATGCTCTAGAGAACCG